GTGTGCGCACTTATGTTCGTGCGGAATTTCAGAATGATCTGTATCTACTATATTACTATCTGGATGGGCAAAATCAATAGTAAATAAGTAAGCACCATAGTACCATTTCTTATCTTTTCCTATATATTTGCCGGCTTGGCCATCTAAGATATCATAAGAAGTAACAGCAGGATAATAACTAAAGCAATTCCAAAGCTGCAGCTCATCCAATCGCATTTTCGGGACTTCTTTGGGGTCGTAACCTCGTTGAATAAAGGCTGAAATGGGGAGACGATAAAAGACAGCACCGTTCTCCATAATAGCGTGAAAAAGAATTGGACGTCCTGTGATAGATGCCATCCCAAAGATAACACAGTCTTCAACTTCACCATGATGTTTTTTAAGATCATAGAGATACTCTCTCCTGATTTGTGCATACATCACAGGTATATTTGCGTTTAGATATGCCATACATACCTAAAATATAATTGCGCCGATTATAAAACCAACAACACCACCAATTATATACTCTCTGTGCATAAGCCAAGAGTGTTCAATATAATCTTTAGCTTTTTCTATTTGTTTGTTCATAGTTTCCTCCTATTTAATACTGCCCCAACTATTTCCCTTCTTATAAGTAACTTTATTTTTTATAAGAAGAGGAATTGCTTCTTCCATTGTAGTTTTAATTAAAGAAGCATCTTCTTCATTTTTTACCGACAAACATAATTCATCGTGTATTTGAATGTGCGGGAGTATACCTTTTTCATACAACATTACCATAGCTTTTTTAGTCATGTCAGCTGCGGATCCTTGTATTAATCTATTTAATGCTTTGTAAGTAAATGCTGGTTTGTAATGATATTTAAAATTATCCATATAGTTAGGATCTAATTTATCATCCGCAACTTTTTCTAATAATTCTGCTTTGTATGCTACCTTAGCTTCTTCTAATGTAAGAATAGGAACTGGCTCGTATCTATTAATTTCATTGTTCCATTCTCTATCTCTTGTTTCCCATTTATTAAAACGACAAAACCTATCTTCAAGAGTAAATAAAAGTTTATGAGTCTCAGCAAATTCGATTAAATCTTGAGATAGTTGTTTTACAAAGGGGACCTTACTATGATATTTTTTAAATAATTCATTAGCATCGTTTCTAGATAAATCTAATTCTTTCTGTAATTTAATTTTTCCCATACCATAGAACAGACCAAGATTAATAGTCTTGGCCGTGTTCCGTGGTATGTGGGCCATGTTGGCTACTATCTGATGGAAATCAGCGTTGTCCCCATCAAATTCTTTTTTTAATTCGTCAGTGCCAGGGAGTTCAAGCTTCAATGCATAGTGTACCACGATCCGTGGTTCCTGTTGCGAGTAGTCAAAACTTCCCCAGGTACATCCTTCTTCAGGAATAAATAATTCTCTCATCTTTTTACCATAGTATCCTCGTGCTGGAATCTGTTGTAAGTTAGGATTTGACATAGAAAATCTTCCAGTCACCGTTCCTCCTTGATCAGATCTAATTTGATTTATGTCTGCATGTATTCTTCCATTATGTACAAAACTTAACAGTCCTTCAACAAATGCACTCTTCGCTTTATCACACTCTCTAGCTTTAACTACCATACGCAGGAATCTATTAGGATGAGTTTTTAAATATTCTTTAGGAAGTTGTGGCATTCCCGACTTAGGAGTCTTTTTATAATCTTTAATTTGTTGATGATCTAATAATTTTTTAATAGAAGCTGCAGCCCAAATTTGTAAATCTACACCAGTTCTTTTTTTTATAATGTTAATTAAATTATCTCTACGTTTTTCTAAACGTTTACCAAAGTGCTCTGCTTTTTGGACATCTATTTTAACTCCTTTAAATTTCATGTCAACTAAACAAGGAAATAATTTTGTTTCTAAAGTAAAAATTTTTCGTAGACTTTTCTGCTTCGGAGGGTATATAATTTCGTCTAATTTTTTTTCAAATAAATTCCATAGATTGAGTGTTAAGTTAACATCTTGAAGTGCATAGTCTTTAACTAATTCATAAGAAAGTTTATGCATGTTAGACATGGGATCTTTAATACCAAATTCAATCAACGCTTTTTCTTGTAAGTCATATTTATATTTTGCATCTTTTAAATATTCTTTACTAAGTGCATCTAAAGAATATTTCATTTTAGTTTCATCGATTACTGATGCAGCAATCATGGTGTCAACTATTTCTCCTGCAGGCATTTCACCCAGGACCGATCGAATCCAACAAATATCGTACATTGCATTATGGAAAACTTTACGTAAACCATTGTTTTTAAAGACTTTTTTGTTAAGGAGTTCCCAGGTTTCATCCGGATCTAAATTGCTTGTCATTGCATGAGCAATTGGAAAATATAATTTTTGTTTAGAAGTTGCAACAGCTATACCACAAACAAAACCATCTTTTCTAATTGCACCCGAGCCTTTAGTTTTTAAATTAGGATCATAAGTTTCCAAGTCAATGGCAATTGTATCAATTCCTTTTAAATCTAAATCTGCAACTTCAGGAATACACATTACTTAGTAATCCCCCACGAATTTTTCTTTTCTTTTATTTCTTCTTTCACTTCTTCAGGATAGTCTCTATCGATCGCCATGTCAATATAATGTTTTGCTTTTAATAAATCTTCTTTTTGATTTTTTTGTTTGTGCCTGCATAAATATTTTATTGCGTTTCCCTCTGCAAAAGGAATATTATTTTTGTTAATAAATTCTGATGGTTGAATAACCATGTTTTTGTAGTGGTCCCCGCCCACCTGCTTTTTATATATTTTTTCTTTCATCTTGCTCCTAATGTAAATTGACTTCTTGCATTTAATGTCCAATAATCATAAATAGCTCTACTGTATGCAGTATACTTTAATCTTAGTTGAACATAATAATCTTCTCTTCGAGTCATACTAAGATCAACTATTACATTATCAAAAGTTAATCCTTTAATGGTATGTATATTACCATATTTAACACGAATTTCATTATTAAAATCTACTCCTTGTTTTAATAATTTTTTTATGTAGATCATTCTAGAATCAAAATTGTGAACCTTCTTTCTAATTAAATCTAAATCTGGATGTTGTTTACACTCTGGTTTTAAAAATTTTTTTTCAATTAAATAATCAACAGTGTAGTCTTGCTTAATCCAATCTTCAAAATGTTTAACGTCTCCTTTTCCTTTTATTTTAACTATACTAGATAAATACTCCCAAAACTCTTTAATCTGTTTAAGACTCATTGGTTGACCTTCTAAAAATTTAGGCCAAAAGTAATGAGCTTTTAATTCTTTTTTAGGAACAAAGGCAGAATTCTCTATGTGAGAAAACTCAATTGCATTGTTAATAAAAAATTCTCTTATGTTTTTATCGCTGGGTGTACCTCGAAATGTAAATAAGAATGTTTCATTGGTATTTTTTATTTTATCTAACAAAATATCCATATGAGGAGAAGGACCTAGATGAGGTAAAAAGTATCCATTGCCTTCAATAACTTCCCCGATCTTCCCTTTACCATGTCTTTCTGTATATACAGCTGGGGTCCATACCCTGGTGTACTCATATTTATCCCACAAAGGTTTTATAATTTCTTTACATTTTTCATTAACAACTCTACTACATCTTTTGCCTCTTTCTAATTCTTTAAAAGGTTTAGCAGAAAGAGTATGAAAGTAATGAGCATTGGAGCCAGCAAATTCAAAAATAGTTTGATCTGCGTCCCCTACCATATAAAAGTGTTCGTCTTTTACATTACGGGCCATTTTATGTATGGCTTTCATTTGAGGTACATTACTGTCTTGCGCTTCATCAATAATCAACACATCAATGAGAGGATCTTTAGCTACTTCATTAAAGTCTTCAATCATATCTTCAAAGTCACAGATGTTATATCTTTTTTTATAATCCACGTAGACTTCATACAATTCTTTTAATAAAGAAATATTATTGTAAGGCTTATAGTCTAATGAATAACATTTTTTCCAAAACTCTTCTAGACTTAAACCTCTTCCCCTAGCTGCTTTTACATATTTGTAAAAGCCGTGCTTCTCTAAATTTTTTTCAGTGCTAAAAAAACGTTTATTAAGTTGAATTAAATTTTGATGATCTACATCGTCATCAAATTTTTCCTTTAACGGAACTTTGTTTTTACAATAAGCATGAATGGTACAGATTCTATATTTAAAAAATTTTTTTCTTAATCCTCTTTCTTTCATTTGGGGAATTTCTAAAATAGCATCTCTAATTTCATCAGCTGCTACATTAGTATGTGACAGTATTATTATGTTTTCTGGAGAATAATTGTTTAATAAATCTTTATATAAATCCACAATAAACTCGTGAGTTTTACCGGTACCTGGAGGACCTGCTACAAATCTAGGATTCATTAGTTACCTCTTTAAATTCCCCTTCTAAAATCATATCTTCTTTAGCAATTTCTGCGTTCTCTATACGCCATGACACACAGGATTTTCCCTTCCATTTCCCTCTATTCTTTCTTGCTTTTAAAATTCTTTGTAGTTTTAATACTAAGTCTACTCTTTCTATATTAACTTTCTTGCTTTCTAAATAATCTTCAAATGCATCTAAATTAAATTCTAGTGCAGTTGTATTAGGATTATAATAAGGTAATTGATAGTTAGCTAATTCTTTTTTATCTGTAAAAGCTTTAACCTGTCTTATATAATTTTTAAAATGTTTAATAAAAATTAAATCTTTATTTGCTTCTTCTACATAATCTTTAGATTGAGTTCTAAGTTCATATTTTTTTCTCATTATAATTTCAAAATCAGAAGGTTTCATTTTAGGAATCCAGACTGAAGCTTGGCTAATCACTTGATCATAAAATAATTGTTGTTTCATTAAGGTAGGTCCATCTACCAATATTTCTTTTTCTACTAATTGGTCGTTGACCATTGCATTAACTTTTACAATGTACCTATCACTTCCATACTCAATAATATCTCCAATAGATTCTTCAGCAATTTCTTTTCCTGCTACATGCTTTGCTCCAACCCAGCTAAAAATTTCTGACACCGCTGCATTAGAGCAACCAATAATTTCTGCTAACTTTGGAATCCCTAAATTTTTAGTTGCTTTCTGTCCACTTGTTCCCTTAGACATTCGTTTAGAATACTCTTCATCATTAGATTCGTAGGCTAAATTATAAACAAACTCATCTATATCAGCCACGTCCCATGTAGTATGTTTAAGAAGTACTCCTGCAATAGCACTACAATAAGTATCTCTTTGTCCTTGAGGTGCGTATAATAAACACAAGGCTGCAGATAAAGCTACTTTACCTATATCTTCTCTTAAATTGCCTATATATTTATTTATACTAATAAATTTTTCCCAATGTACCGTCTCGTTCGCTTTACTGTGTTTAGATTCGGGTACAATAGTATAACGATCACTTCCATTTCTTAACTCACATAACATAGATCCATGAGGTAAGTTTTGATACTGAGCTTTTAATTCTTTTGGTAGTTTAAATTGAGTAAATTCTATTTGTCCCTTCCACCAGTAATGGCTGTTAGGGTTTCCATTTCTTCCAGAAATTGCGTTAAGAGATTTAACATATCTTCCTACAAATCTTTTAACTAATTCATTATCTATATCTAAATCAATATCTTCATCTAATCTCAAAGCTATTTCACAATGAGAATAACTATTTTTCCACTGTTCTTTAGTAATTTTAAAATTGGGGTGAGTCCAATCCTTGACTATTGGAGTGCCTTTCATGCACGGAATAATGATTCTTCCTGAATCTATCCATTGTTCATAGGTAACCGGCGCTGTATTATTCATTTGTTCCAACATAAATCCACTTCTGATCAAGGGGTCCCGCGGAACCCCTTAATCTTTTTTTCTAGTCTACTCTCGCTTTCTAGAAATATCGAAATTATAAATTAATTTCCTTTTTGGGTTCTATGCCTGACTCATGTTTGGCTTCAACTTCTCCTTTATTAACTCTTTCAGAAAAGTTTTTAGCTACTTCATAAATAGATTTGTCTTGAACCGGTCCTTTTAAAGACACATCCCAACCAAACCATGTTCCCTTGTCATTAGACATTTGAACAGCTTTTAAAGTATAAATGTGGCTGTAAGTTGGCGGTGTAAACAATCCATTTTTGCCTTGCATTTTAATTCCCATCATTAATGAGTTCCACGTTCTACTCACTTTGAGTTGAGTGGCCTTCATTGAAATCAATGCAGTGGTTGGAGTTTTACCTAGAAGAATTACAAAGTGACTTGCTGTAGTTTCTAAATAGTTACCATTAGCTAATCTATCTTTGTTATCTTTGCTTCTTTGAGTTTTAGGCAATGTATCGGAAGCTTCATATATGTTCACGGGTGCGCCCATACTAGCTCCTCTATCTTGCCATTCAATGTACTGTCTTTTATAAAAGACTGGAAGTACATCAATCCCCTCTTCACCTTTAAACAACTCTTTAGTAACAGTGTTGATAATCATACCAGGTTGTGCACCTTCTATGTATTTCGCATGCTGTTTGTTGATCTCCGGTGATAAATGACCCAGAACTTTTAAGAAGGGCAATGCAAGATCGTCCTGCTCTATATTCTGTGATCCTTTGTTTGCATCTGCTTCAAATAAATTTGAAGACAATGCACCGGCAGTTTCACGTACTGCAACGTTTGTTTCATTTTTCATGTTTATTGTTTCCTTTTTATTGTGGTTTTATTTCCAACGAATACGTTGAAAATTTCCGCTGGCAAAGGTTTCCCTGCCTCAATACGCTCACGGACTAGCGCTTTTAGAGTCATGGGCTCAACCTTCAACTTCTGTGTCGGTTCAAACCCATTACTCTTTGCAAGTTCGGCATAATCAGCCGCCTTGTTATCCTCGTTACGACCAAAAGATACGAGTATCTCGTTTTTGATTATATCTCC